TTGCTAATATGATTAGTAAGATCATCAGATTTTATTTTATTAGATATTCGCTTATCTATATTGGTTTTATCAGAGATTACATTGTTAATATCCTGAACATTCGTTACATTTTTATTTAATATATCAGTCTTTTTAGTTGTTGATTTATTGATATTGTTTTTTGTTACATCTAATTTGTCTGCCTCTTTATTAACTTTTATCAACTGTTCTATTCTTGCAGCAGGAATAACTACTTCTCCTGAACTGAGCATCGTAGGGTAGGTATCATTATTATATCCTTTTGGAACAATGCCTCCTTTAGCCATTTTGCTAAACACATCAAGTCTCTCAAGAGGAATAGGTTTAGGAATACCTTTCTTAGATGCAGTCATAAGATCCTGATCCTGCCTTGCAACTAATTTACGGGTACTGACTTTTGTAGCAGGAGAATCGAAATACTCTTTGTAAGGTCTCTCAGCCTTTTTAAGAGCCTCCAGCTTCTCTTTTGGCACTACTGTCTCACCAGAGGTTAACATGGCAGGAAACGAATCGTTAGGGTATCCTGGAGGCACAATTCCACCCTTCTCCATCTTAGCGGATCTTCTTGCCTTAGCAATCATTGCTATTGCTCCGAGTACAGCAGCTACTCCGAGTGCTATGGCTATGATGTTTCCAGGAAATTGGACTTTCGCTCCTGAAGCTGTTGCACTTGCAATAGCCTCGCCACTCTTTGCCGCAGTATTTGAAAGAGCACCTGCAGTATCTGCCGTTGTAGCAGCAGAAGAGACTGCCGCTGCAGCCTGTTGTGCTGAAGCAACTCCTTCTAATGCTCCACCAAGCTGATTTGTGGCATCTGCAAGACCTCCCATCCCTGATGCTGCACTAACTAACTGCTGTCCCATATCTAATGCTTGCTGAGAAGCAGAAACTCCTTGCAGTGCCGAATCAAACTGTTTGGTAGCATTGGTTAATGCATTCATTTGACTTGCAGACTCTGCCATCCCTTTGCTCATATCCAATGCACCTGCTACAGGAGTGATATACTGTAAAGGATTAGCTTGTTTTACCACATCAGGAGCATTCATCGGAGGTTTGATAGTTCCTGTCTCTTTCTTATCCCAGAATCCCTGTACCCCAGCAAAGCCTAATCCCTGACCCATGTTTTTGAGTAACCCACCTGCATTGCCTGTGTTCTGAGTAGGCTTAGTCTCTCCAAATATTGCAAAGATCATCTTATTTGCTATGATCTCTGCAGCAAGTTTTTGGAATGACCTAAGTATAGACTGTGCCCAACTCTTTACAAAGTCATCAAAGTTCTTCAGGTCATCAGTAGTCATGCTCAGGAACTCAGTAAATCCATCCTGTAATATATTTATGGCATCTGCTTTATATGTGAGATTGTTTATCTCCTTAGCCATCTGAGCAAAGAGTACTGGACCACCCTTGCCAGTTTTAATCATAAGATCCATCCTCTTCTGCAATAAATCTATCTGTACATTAAGTGCAGAAATATAATGATCACCATCTTGGAAAGCATTCATCATCTCTGTTGCATTCACAGTATCTATTGATCCCTGCAACTCAAGGATGGCTCTTTCCGTATCCTGATAAAGGACTATTGCTGCTTTCAGTTTTTCAGGGTCAATAAATCCAGTATTAAACTGTTTCTGAAACATATTCTTTATGACCCTATGTGTCGAATCTAACTGAGCATTTAACACTTCAAGCTTTGCCCCCATATTCCCAAAAGCATCAGCTTCTGCATTTAAAACAAAAGCTGTCTCTTTATCAGATCTGTCCTGTTGTAATTGTTTCAGTTTCTCCATCTCAGCATACATCTTCCTCGCTTCTTCAATATTTTTAGAGTATGCTTGAAAGTCTGTAATAGTCTCAAATGGATTATTCTTATTTGTACTCTTTGTATTTATGACCTCTAAAAGTTTCTCATATGCTTTCTGGTAACTTTGTATATCCTGACCTGTACTATCAAAACTTGGTTCAATAAATTTACGCATCCTATTTGCAGCAAGTTCCGCATTAAGTTCTGTCAATATCTTTTGATAGGCTTTAAGTTCTTTAGATGTATCACTAAATACTCCCCCTGCAGCAACAAATGAGTTAACAAGTTTTACAAGTCTTGAATCAAGTAATGAAATATCTGTTTTAGCCAACATATCAATTACTTCTCTCATAAGTTCAAGCCTTGCAGTAGTTGCATCAAAACTGCCATTGGATATTTTTACCATTCTATCAATAGCAATAAGACCCTCTGTATATCTGTCAAAAGCATCTTGGATCGCCTTGGCATCTACATCCCTATGTTCCTTATTCGTTTGTGCCTGTGTAATGGGATCCATCACTTTACTCAACTCATCCTGGACTTTTTGTGACTGACCCTCAAATTCTTTTATGCCTTTCTGCAGATTGTCAATATAATTTAGGACTTTGTTAAAGTTATCTGTTCTGTATTTATTTACTTCAGTTTCAATATCTTCTTTATTTTTATTCCATTGTGCTACTAAGACTTTATCTGCGGCTGCTCCTTTATCTGTTTCCTTCTTTATTAGTGATGCATAATCCATCCAATCCTGCTGTCTTGCCTCTAGGAAAGGATCTTTCATATCAGAAGGCATCATACCTATCTTGGAAGTATCCCTAAATTCTTTTAATGCAGTTCTTGCTATCTTAACATTCTCCTGTAATGCTTTCCATTGAGTATCATCCGTGTACCATGTAGGTAATTTCTTAGATTTAGCCTGGTTCTCTGGCAACTTTTCATAATCACTTAATGCCTTATCTGCAGCAATAACTTTATCATTATATGCTTTTATCCCTGCAAGACCTTTTTCTTTTATCTGCAACAATTCAAGTTGCTTGTCTTTTTCAATCTGGAGTCTGGTGTTAAGATCATTCTTCAATGTCTCAAGAGCCTGAACATCCATCTCATGAAGCATATTCATTCTATCTCGGATAGACTTGTCTCCGATAGATTTATCGGTAGTCATAAATGACATATCTGATTCAATTCCTGTCATCTGAGTCTTTTTCTCAGCAAAAGGATCATATCCGGGTGCTCTTACCTCTTTTAAAGCTTTGATATACTGATATACTCCATAAGTGGCAGCAGCAATTGTTGCTCCAAGTATTGTCCAAGGACTTGTTAATGTCTTTACTAACCAATTACCATTGTTTATTTTATTCATTGTAGCATTCATAGCTGCAGCATTCCCTGCAGCTCCTTTCATTGCAGTTCCCATAAACATAACTGCAGAAGCGACCTTGTTAATAATAGTTAACAATCCTCCTAATGTATAACCAATCACACTGAGAATTAAAGAAGCCGGACCTGCTGCAGCAATAATAGCTACCCATGCCAACTTATGACGCTTTTGTACATCTGTAAGACTTTCAAATGTTTTTCCAAGATCATTAATTTTCTGCCCCCATTTCTCTAATATTGGGAGTACTGCAGAAGCAATACTCTTCCCAAATGAGATCATTCCCACCTGCATATTAGCTATTGCTCTGTCATATCTTACCTTTATTGTATTAGATACAGCAGCCAATGCTCTACCTAGTGATCCTGCAGATTCGGTAACCCTCTGCATTGCTTCAGTATTATATTTGAAATTCTTTCCTGCAATTGATAAGAATCCTGTTAAAGCACGAATATTAGGAAGCACACGCATAGAAAGTGTTTCTCCATATATTTCCTGCATATCACGCATTTTCTGCATGACATTTATTAACCCATTAGGTCCTGTCTTTAATATCTTTCTTAACTCCTCATAAGATGTTCCCATCTGTTGCAAAGCTGCAGCTCCTCTCCCTACATCATCGCTCTTATTGAGCATATTGAAAAATCCTTTCAAATATGTAGCAGCTTGAGATGCCGTTGAACCAGTTAATGTAATCGCAGCCATACCTCCCACTAACTGATCCAACGAAACACCCATCTCTGATGCTAATGGGATAACTGATCCAATAGCATTTGTAAAAGCATCTGCTTCTACCTTTCCTTCTCTTACCCCTGCAATCAATATATCTACTGCTTTGGCAGCCGTAAGATTAGATCCCGCATAAGCATTCAAAGCAGAAGTAACGAACATTGCAACATCTTTCGTTTCTCCTAATCCTGCAACAGCAGCTTTCGCAGATATCTCCAACACCTCCATCCCTTTAGCACCCTTGAAAGCAGAAGATGCGATAAAATACATAGCTTCTGCCAGTTCTTTTGGTCCTTTGCCTACCCTAGGAGCTAACTCCATAATTTGTTTACCCCATTCATCAGTCATCTCCTGATTGGCAGATGTTAACCCTGCAATCTTCTGCATTGTATATTCGTAATCTTTGGCTAGAGAAAACATTGCTTTAGATGCAGCCATTATAGGCAATGTAACAACAGCAGAAGCCAAATAACCAAATGTTCTTATCCTTTGTGAGTATTGAGCAATCTGTTTTGTTATATTATCCATTCCTGCAGTAAACTTGTTTGGATTTACAGTAGGGGTAATTGGGCCACCCCCTCCTCCTACTCCTCCTGGGATAAGTTGCTGATTCCTTTTCGCATTCTCTGCCAATGCTTGAGCATGCATATTATTAAATGCTTTCTCAACTTGAGTTCGTTTTAAATTTTGAGCTAATGCTAATTGATGCATCCTATTAAAAGCTGCAGTCTGTTTAGCCATCTCAGCCTTTGCGACTTCAGTTCTTCTGATATTCTGAGCAATAGCTTTAGCATGCATTTTATCAAAGGCTGCTTGTTGTTGTTCTAAATTTTTAATTACATGAATTTTTTGGGTAATAGCTTCTTTTACTACTGTCTGTGTAACTTGTTTCTCTATAGCTATCCTTGCTACTGCACTTTTTTCAGCAACAACATTACTTAATTCAGCTTGAGATATTGCAGCAGTAGATACAGCAGATGTTGTTGCCGCTGTTGCAGCAGAAGAAACAGCAGCTGGAGATACCCCTGCTGCTGTTTTTGGTTTAGCATTTGAGGCTGCAGAAACAATCAATGGTTGCCCAACAGCATTTAAAGCCACTTGACTCGCAGCATTAGCCGCAGCAATCTTTGTTGCAAAATCTGCAGTACCAACGGAAGCCATCTTAGAGGCAATCACAATCTTCTTGGAAGCAGCAAGAGTGGCATTACCCATAGCAGTAGCATTGGCTGTAACCCTCTGCATAGAGGCTGCCATAGAGTCCAAGGTGGCATTGATCCTATTTACAGACGTTAACATCTGCCTCTGAAAGGCATTCATCCCTGCCGTAGCCTGAGTCGAGTTTAAAACAAGATCCGCAGTAAGCGTTCCGATTCCCATTCCTGTCATGACTTCTCTTTTTTACTTCGTTTTACATCCTCTTCCTTTGGTGATGCCAATGCCATCAATATGTCTCTCATCTGCTCCGGTGTCTGAACCTTCGTTGCCTTTTCGTGTTTCGCAGGATCCCACTCTATCATAAAGTCCATGGGAGACTGCATCTTTGTGCCTTTCTTCCCATGGATGCTCAATGCTATATTGGTAATCAAAGAACTCAAATAAGCCAATCGAAAGTCCTCTCTCCATGTTCCTATAGGGTCTAACCTGTCATATGCCTCCCATTCACTGATCTGGTTTGAGGTCAACCCCCGCCTTGTCCTCCTCATAAAAGGGATTCCAAATATCCTGTAGATGTCTACCGTTCCTCCCAGTAGTACATCAGGATGAGGTATCCCTAGTTCTCTGCAAAGCCTGAAGTAGAATTGTCGGCTTGGCCGACCTCTAAGTTTTTTACTAACTCCTCCTTATCCTCTTCAGATATCTTGTTTAGTTCCTGAGCTTTATTGACAATAGTCTCCAACCTCTTTGCACTCATATTCATGCTGAGTGTCACATAATCCCTCGGTTGGAATATCATCCCTCCATTCTCATCACAAACAGTTACTACGGCAAGTTTTGCCCTGAAATCTTCAGTAGCCTGCTCATAACTTATTACAGTACCTTTATTGTCCCTGTTCTTCTTGAGCAGCGACTGTTCAAATACATCTCTCTCATGTCCCGTCATCTGACGAACATAAACATAATCTCCGTTGTCAAAATCCACTTTGACGATCTGAAGAACTTCTTTCTCCAGCAACTTTGCACGATCTAAAAAATTTCCCATGATTAGTGTGTTATTAAATTATTAATTAAAGAAAAATAAATCCTTGATTAGGTTTAAAAAATTACCATCCACCAGTACTCTCCCCAGTCATGACTACCTTACCTGTGATCTTGATTGTGCAATCAGCGGTAATTTTGTCATCTGTGGGAATCGTAAGAGGGATTTCAGTAACTAACCCTTCAAATTCGAATGTAGTGGTGGTTAAATCCCCCAATTCAATCGAATAATGTTGAGCAATAGGACTTTCAAAGTCCTGTTTAAGAGCCTGATAAGAAGCCACGGTGAAGTTCATTGATAACGAGATAGTCCCAGCGTCCCTGAAACCGGTAATGAACTCACGATAGCCTCCTGTTGAATCCAGAGATGTTACATCAATAAAGTCCCTGGTCATCGTTGGTCCGGTGATAGAATTCACTTCAGCAAGGTTTACACCATTACGCTTAAAATGTGTTCCTACACCAGATACAGCACTACTTGCCATTTGTACCTCCTTTTTTATGCAACTCTACGTTGCAGATTAAAATTAACTACGAACATAATGTTACCATTATCATCCCATTCCAGCGGAGTGGGGCCGCTTGAACAATAGATAACGGTATATAAAGTAGCGTTCCATATCTCGTGGTTTCTACCATGTAACGCATTCTTTATCCTTTCAATAAGTTCCCAACCATCCTGATAGTTAGTGTTACGCACCCGTATCTGAACAGATGGATATTCATATCCTACATCGCTTAACCCAAGATAAGGTGGAAATCCTGGAGTGTCGAAGATCGTAACGGAATTCTTCGGCAGGGCAGGTTCTTTCCCTATAAACAGGTTAGTCTTAAATACCAATCCAAGGCTTGATCCTGAAGAAGATTCTTCTTCGTATGCCTCAAGCATATCTTTTATGTCAATCGAACTTGCCTGCATCATTTCTTTATTTTACTTGTATTGGCTATCTTCCGAAATATCTTATCTTTACTACCATACAGATGTCTTTGAAACCATTTGGCACGGTCACCTCCACCTGTCCATACCACAGGACCTATCCATTCATGAACAAACCCTGCATAGTATGCCGTGTATCCCATCCTTAGAACCTTTATATCTCTTTTCGTCATTCTTGCTACATCATCTTTTGCCTGACCGACTTGCTGTGGATGATCGCTTGAAATCCTTGCAGCTCTTGGTCCTTTGAACTTGGGTACTCCTCTTCCTTCGTGTGTTCCCGTAGCAGTAACTGTAAACCAACTATGTGCAAGATTGCCATAATCAAAAGGCACTAATGGATCTTCCTTTGCCATTTCGTCTTTCAGAAATGCTGCAGCATTTATCATTCCTTTCATTGTTCCACCTTTAATTAGTGCCAACTGCTTATTTAATTCAGTATTAAATTCATTAAAGCCTCTCATGTAGTTCTTCCCACCACTTGCCCCAGGAGTACCTGGTCTGAATTTTCTGCCTAATGATGCCATATTACTGTCCTAATAAGGGTGTTAGAAATGCTTTCCTCAGAAATACCGTAGTAGATGCTAGTCCCGGAGTCTTCTCAAACCTTTTCACAACACAGATACTATCCAAACTCTTAGGATCTGCTCTCTGTCCAACAGTAAGATCTGTCAACTCTCCAAGCCACAACAGTCCATCCCAATCAAGATCCTGCAACACAAATACCACCGCCCTTGAGAGGATAGTCTCTCCACCTGCATTGGATATCAACTGGGACTTGTCTTCCCATCTGCAACTGATCTCTACAGGTGCATCATAAGTAAATCCCCCATACCCATCATTTACTGGATTGCCCCAATACACGCAGGTTTGAGGGCAACTTGCCGTTAAAAAATCTGTTAGGCTCATTCGTCAAAGCTTATTATTGCTGTCATACTTGCCTGTTTTGCCCCCGTATTAGCCATAAGTCCGGTAGTGTCCAACTGCAGAACCATCTGACCATATCTTGTAGACTCCAATCCTTTGCCAAACTTGCCAGCATATGTTACTGATGCATCTCCAATCTTCTCATCAGTAGTAGTAAGTTCCACTGAACTGGCAATCATGTGAGCCGTAAACCATCTCTCGATTTCCTTGAGTTCAATCTCTTTAAGGGTTGAATTACCTGTATATACCCTATTCACATAGAGATGGGCACTCAATATAAAAGGATCAATCTGATCATTGGTAAGAGCAGAACTGAGCATTATCTCTTTTACTTCATCCGATGTTATTCGTGCCATAAGTTATCTCCTTTCTTTTTTGTTTGTTACCCCATAGTAATACATTAATAAAATTCAAAGCTTCAGGATTCCACTCAAGACCAAGCCATTCAAGAGTTTCATAAAGTTGTTTATAATCTCCGTCAACCATTCTCTCAGGCCATATTATCTTACAGTTAAGTCCGGCCTCAATCATCTCTACAAATTTCTTTTCATACTGATGCACCCACCATAACCATGCTTCATTCTCATCTTTTGCATTTATTAGTTGATAACCCGTTCCTTTGAATGCTTTCATAAATGCAGTACGTGTACAGCTATGAATGATATCTGCAGTCCTGCGTCTGACAATAAGCCATTTAGCATCTGGAAATGCTTTGTTCCACACTTGCCACATAAGAGCCATCCTTGAATCTTTATACATCCACTGCCCCTTACTATATCCTTCTTTGTTCATTACTGTTAATACCTCATTCTTCCAAGTAAGAGGAACATGTATCTGCCTTGGCAATGGATACTGACCCTCTGCATCTCCTCCCATACGCAGGAGATAAGGTTTGACCAATGTATCCTTTATCCTTGTATTTTCAAACATACCACGTTTATTGCTGTTGTCAATAGCCATGTTGCCTCCGAAAGCACCACAGGTATTGATCACACCAGCTATCATACTCGCACCACTACGGGCACATGAAGTTATCAGTATAGGATCAGTCTTTATCATATTTAGCTATTACAAGTTCACGTTCACGTTTGCGTTGATATCCACTGACCTGTCTGACTTTCTGTTTGAAATGCCTCCTGTAAAATGCAAGAGGAGTATTGCAGTATCCTATCTTCATGCCAGCCTTCAAACACCTTATATTAAATTCATATTCCTCAGCAGTATTCAGTCTCTCATCAAGCAATCCAACTTTGTCAAATACTTCTTTCTTATACATCAGGGAAGCACTATGGATACAGTTTTTCTCCATGATGTCTTTTGCAGTAGGAATGAATACTCTTGGAATAACCATCTTCTCATTACAACTATTGTGAGTTATCTCGACAACATTACCATGAATGAAATCCACATCCTGTTCTTCTATAGCTTTCAAAGAATCTTCTATGCAGTTAGGAGTGAGCATATCATCCTCATGCAACCAACGGACATACTTGCCCTTCACCTGATCCCATACTTTGTTAAAATTAGCCGGCCAATTGCCTTCTCCTTGGCTGACAAGAAGCTGAACACCCTTTGGAACACTTCCTATGGCATCTCCAAGCCATCCTCGATCCTCTTTATAAGGAATGATAACCGTAACCTTATAATCATTGTCATTGCTTACCGGGAAAGCCTTTAGGACATATTGCTTGATCCAAGGTATGTACTGAGCCTGGAATATCCTCGGTTTGCCATGAAAACTGACTATTGAAACTTTCGCAGGAAGTTCAGTAACAAGTTGCCTATTCCTTGGTTTGAAATCCACAATGGAATCAATAAGAGTCTGCCAATAAAGATCTGGTTTGCCTATCGTTCTACGAATATACACATCCATCCTGCTCCCTAACTCCTTTTTGAAGAACTTCCATATCCTTCGTACTTTCTCATTTTCTTTAGGGATCCACATAAGTCCCGTAGCAAGCTCATTCTTCTGCCAAAAATCTTCAAGGGTTATATACTGAGTAGAATCTTTTACAGCATCAAAATATTCCTCCAATGAAGTTATCACAGCAGTATCAAGGTCGATATACAGGAATGGACGATATTCTGCCATCTCAGGACTGTAAAGTTGTATCCTTGACCATGTACCAACAAAATCATTAGTAAGCGGAATCAGTATCATATTACCCAGATCATATACCATTGAAGCTTTATCCCATAAGCATACGATTCTCGGACGGATCTCAGATTTCCATGTCAACTGGATATGATGGTTGATAAGCAAGACATCCCTGAAAGAGAAATCTCCTCCGCTACGCAGCACTATTGCTATTGTCCTCACTTCACTTTGCATGGCACAAAACTAAATATCCTGTCTCTCCAATACTCAAATGTCAATTTGTCCATATTCCATTCACTGCTTTTGATCCTGATATACTCTTTTTCAAGAAAATTCCTATTGATATCATGCCAATCATCAACAAAAACAATAGGAAGATCAGCATTGTAACTATTGTTAATATCCCGTTTCTGAATAGGGATGGAACCCAGGTAGAGGGTTTCCCATGTTCTATGTGTATCAATTCCATTTCCTTGAGGGCATAAGACAAAGTTATGACTATAGATATTATCAATGTATTCATTAAAACGATAGTTGTTCCTGCCAAGTTCTGCTGTCACCCATGATTTATCCTTGAAAAGATCATAAAGAATCTTTCTCTTTGATATATTAGTGTTTATGTTACAGTTAAGATATACCAGATTCTTTATCTTCCGATTCATGCGTGTCTTGGCTTCTATGTTTTCTTTCTTTCTAAGATGCGGAAACCAACGGTTGTTCTCTAAGCCTATAGGAATAGATTCAATCCTCTCATCTTTAACATCTACATTCTGGGTAAACCATTTAATCACATTTGAGGGCATAATAGAGGCATCTGCGACATTTTCATCTCCGTTGTGACTAACTACCACAACTGGAGTTTCAACGGCTGAGAGCATCTTAAACAACTCTTCTGCATACATCATGTGAGTATATATCACACTACCCTCTTTAAGTTCAGATAAATTCAAGGTATTGGGATAATGGTTGAAATCCCACTTGTGCTTCTCTTTGGGAGCATAAGCAAAGTCTGCCATCGTTATAAACCGTTCACCTTGAATCCAGTCCATTATTTCCAGATGTAAATAAAATTCTCTTGTTTCTCACCGCCAGTCTGAGGTTCTTCAGGTAATATTATAGGATCAATTTTATTTAATTCTATCAATGCTGTTGTTTTGTCAATCAAATTACAAACGATAAACCCACTCTTACTTTTCTTTATTATATTCTTGTAAATTTTCCTTATCTCTTCAGGAAATTCCGTATAAGCATAATTACTTATCAATAAATCGTATGAACCTTTTGGTGGTTCTGTTACAAGAATAGGTTCAATGCCAAAATTACTCAAGAATCGTTTCTGTAGTTGTAAAACTTCCGGAAGATCTACAATAGTATAAGATTTTGGAGTGCAATAATCATAAATAATCTTGCATTGTCCACCATAACCTCCTCCTATTTCTACAATATCACCTTTAAGATCAAGATCTGCATTACGCATATCCTGAAGTAGTTTCACATACCTTAGAGTAGTAGGACTATGCTGACCTGTAGGATAGTTATATACATTAGGTTTTCCAACATTATCACTTGTAGCAAATCGAGATAAATAGTTTTTAGATTCTGTGTCTAATAATGGATATATCTTACTCCCTGTCTTTGCTCCAACAGTTTCCACCATATATGTACATGCATGAACACTACGGAATGATTTAAATGCTATCCTGTCAGACGATGCAGTCTTACACAACTCTAAATATTTATCATAAATTGATTCCATTCTTTTTCTTGTTACTCCATGAAACTTCCCAATAATGTAATGCATATGAATCCTTGGTGAGAAAACTCTTAGGATTACCATGCCCTCTTATATGATTAGGATATGGATAGAAATACTCCATAGGAAATGCTACGACCTTTGATGTGAGATTATTGCTAAAACACTTTGTAAAATGATATGCACCAGTAGAATGAAGTATCATACTTCCTACATTACCATTATATATATCTTTAATTCTGACAGCATCATTCAATATAGGATGATTGGGAACTGACCCTATTAATCCATTATAAACGATAAACTCTGTATCATAAGAAATCCCAGTAAAAAAATTAAGATACAGTAAATCATCAAAAGGTTTTATACATTCAAAGTCAGTATCTATATAAAGTCCTCCATGCTGACGGAGAATCTCATAACGAAGAATATCGGATTTCATTGCAGGATTAGATGCTCTCTTAAACACATCTTTACTGGTAATCTCCAAATCATCTATGTTATGATCTGTCCAAAGTTTATATTCCCATTCAGGATGAAACTTAATCCATGTATCCGTGTATTTCTTATAAACATCAGGAATCTTACTTCCAACCCATATCTGATGTATCTTCTTAGGAATACGTTGAATATTATCAGGCTGATTACAGACAAATAACTCCTTGGCTTTCTTCCATTCAGCAGAAGAACGATAAATATTATTATCGAAACCATAAGACTTTGATATCATCTGAGTAAATGTCATTTCATGTAATTATTATATGTTTCAATA